AGTGGGCAGAAAGGAGAATTGATGGCAGATTACAGCAAAGGATTTAAAAGACGTGTTGTGACACTGTGGATCAAGTATAACATGTCATCAAATGAGATCAGTAGATCATCCGGCATCGATCATAAGACACTGATGAAGTGGTATAAGCGTTTCTACCCTGAGATAACAGGGGGGGGGCAAACGAGACAAAGTGCAAGGATTTAAGATGGCACTATATAGGCAATTGTGCCGGATATCATAAGTAAATAAGTAAAGGAGTATGATCAGACAGCTTAACTTTCTATCTGATTAAGATTCTTCAAGTAACTATTAACGAAGCAAGCAAACATAAACATATTTTTTCAGGTTTTTTGTATTTTTTATTTTTCACAAACTAGATTTGGTATTACAATTTTTCAACAAATCACGAAACGAAGAATCACAGCAGTTTATATGATCAAGCAAAGAATAAGGAGAAAGTGATCAGTATAAGCTGTTTCAGGTAGAAAGTTAAGCTGTCTGAGATAGGTAGATAAAATGAGTAAACAAGATTATATAATGCAGGGCAGAAATGAAGGAATTGCATTCTGTGACAAAATAGCAACAGAAAAAGGATTAGAAGAGTTACATAGAATAGCAAGACAGAGAAAACTTGTAGGATTAAAGACTTTGATTGATCCTAGACTTTATGAAAGAGACTTAGAAGAAGCAAAGAGACAGATACTAGATACGATCTTGATTATGAGTATTATAGTTTTAAAAGATGAGTTTGATTTTGGAAACAAGAGGTTAGATCGATTTAGAAAAAGATTTAATGAGAAGTCCGAGTGCTTTGAAACAGGGAATGTAACATGGATTGATCTAATTGAACAGATTCAGGAAGAAAACGGAATTGAACTGCAGCTTAGGAAGAATGATACAAATATCTGGAACTGGGGGAAATTATGATGCTGAATAAGAAAGAATTTGAAGGTTATATCTGTGAGATCACAGGCAAGCCAATTAAAGACATGAAGCTGTGTCCGGACAAGCAGCAGAAGCTAAAGGTTCGGATCAAGTGTGATAAGGGATGCGTCTGGTGTAAAAAGGAAAGGAGATAGTGGAGATCTATGTTAATACAAGTCGAAGATAAAACGATTGTGAATATACGATATGTCAGAAGTATATGGATATATGAGCACCAGTACAAAGAAGGGGAAAAGAAATACCTTGTTAAATGCGAGATGACAGAAGAAACAGATGAAACTGTTAAGACATGTAATACAAGAGAGGAAGCAGAAAAAGCACTAGAACAGATACTTAATCAGTACGACAGAGGACAGAGAGTCATTAAGATCAAGTAATTGTTAAAGAAAGTTAAGGAGGAAATGAGATGATGAAGCTAAGAAATGTTGTAAATACAAGAAACCATGGATATGTTGCTATTGATACATGTTATACATTTGATCATGGATTCGAGACGATGGTATTCAAATGCGATAAAAACGGAAATATTATTGATTGGTCGGATTTAGACGTTGATATGTATGATAATGCAGAAAAGGCAGAAGAAGGACACAAAGAAATGATTGAAAAATGGAAAAACAAATAAAAGAGGAAAAATAATGGGAAAAGTAAGACAAAGATTAGGAAAAGCCTACATCCATACAAAAGAAGAATCTATCCAGAGTATCATCATCGATGCTCTGGTGGATTCCGGATATGACGTGGATGTTGAGGTTACAGATAACGGAACAGGAAACGAAGTAGTATCATGTGAGATTTACGATGTGGGGGGGGGCAGTAAGAAATGATAACAACAAAAGATGCTGTAAAAGTATTAAGTTTAACACTAACAATCGTATGTTATGGAATTTATTTTTATTCCGACCGAAAAAAAGATTGCTATCAAGCTATTAAATTTTTGATACTGGGATCAATCATGCAGAATGTAACATTCCACTTGGAATAAAGGAGCGTTAAGAATATGGGAAAGACAATAGAGAAAATAGAAAGAGTGGCGAAAATGCTAAATGGACGACACATGCCGAAAGCATATGAAGTATACAAACACTTTAAAGGAAGTTTGTACGTTGTTATTACAGTGGCTCGTCATACAGAAACAAATGAATTATTTGTAATATATTCAGATATAAGAGAGATGCAGAGAATGTATGCTAGGCCATTAGAGATGTTCATGAGCGAAGTGGATCATGAAAAATATCCAGATGCAAAACAAAAATACAGATTTGAAAATATGATGGAGAGATAATTTATGATCATTGGATTTTTGAGCGGATTATTTATCGGAGCAGTTGCAGGAGTGGCAGTTATGTCGCTCTGCACCGCAGCGAAAGAGATGGATGAGTTATGACAAGGGAGCAGAAGATATGGAGATTAAGAAGACGATGCGGGAACATAGGACATTGTGATGAAAAAACATGCAAGATTTATGCAAAATGTGTAAATCTTGGATATATATCGTTTGAACAGCTATCAGATGAAAAAAATTAATGAAATGTACAATGAAGTATTTGGTACACAAATAACAGAGAATCTTACAGGTGTCGTGAAAGAGGATCATGAGAGAGTGAAGACAGTAACAGGCATCCTGGAAGAAGTAAAGCAAGAGATGTGTGATGATTATTGCATATATACCAAAATGATTCCGAATTTTAATCAGGAATGTAAAGATATATGCGATAGATGCCCACTGAACAAATTATAAGGAGTGATACATAATGGCATATAGAGATTGTCCGTGTCTAAATTGTAAAGATAGATCACACGGATCAAAGAGAGTTGCTTGTCAGACAGGATGTGAGAAGTATCTGTCCTGGAAGGCAAAGGAACAGGAATTAAGAAGAAGAGAGAAAGAATCACGGCCTTATTACTCAAATGCAAGAAAAGCGATTATAAGAAACCGTCAGATGAAAAGAAAGAGCGGTAGACAGATATGATTGATCCATGCAAAGCCTGTGCAGAACTAAACTGCATGGGCATTTGTGCCGATCGGGTACTATACAAGCAAGAGTACCAGGAGATGACAGACCGGATAAGGCAGCAGATAATAAATCGTAACAGGAGGGGAGAACGTGGACAAGAACGTACTGATCCAATATTGTGACATGAAAGAAGAAATTAAAGATTTAAGGAGAAGAATCGCAGAGACTGAAAAGCAGATCTGGAAGATTGCAGAAGAAGGAACTGTAAAAGACACAGTAAGCGGTGGCATGGGTGGAATACAGCATTTTGTGGTGGAAGGTATGCCGGTACCAGAACTTAGCAGAAAGAAGCTGCTGCTTAATAAACGAAAAGCTATGTTGATTGAAAAAGAAAATGAACTTTTAGAATTAACAAATCAAGTAGAACAGTATATAAGTAGCATCGAAAAAAGTGAATTGAGAACTATTTTTCGACTGTATTATATTGATGGAATGACATGGACACAGGTAGCGCACAGGATGAATGCCATGCATCCTAAAAGAAAGATTGCGTACAATGAAAAGAATCTGCAGAAGAGAAATGAAAGATTTTTTGCAGAAAATGAATAAATGTCGCTCCATGTCGTACGAAAATAGTTTAATATATAGACTAAACATTTTGTGTATTGATACTATACGAAAAGTTCTTCTTTAATGGTATGTATTTCGAAGTAAGAAAGCTCGAGAGATTTTTTAAATCATCTCGGGTTTTTCTTATGCAAAATACACATAAAATACACACTAGGCGTTGACTTATACACACTAAATGTGTATAATATAATCATAAGGAGGTAACTTATGAAGCAAAGAGACCTAGTGAAGAAACTTGAAAAAGCGGGTTTTGAATTTGCAAGACACGGAGGAAACCATGATATTTATAAGCGAGGGGATGATGAAGAAAAGATTCCACGACATCGCGAGATAAATGAAAGGTTAGCAAGAGCAATTTTAAGGAAATGGGGATTATAAAATCCCCTGTCCTTAACACATAATAGATATATTATAATAGGAGGAGAACGAAATGAAAGGAGCATACCCAGTTATCTTTACAGATGTAGATACGAATATTTTAGTTGAAGTTCCGGATCTTGGAATTTTAACAGAAGCAAATGAAGAGGGTAAGGCAAAAGGAACCATTGCAGATGCGATAGAAATGGCAAGAGATGCAATCGGTTTAGCATGTATCAATTTACAGGATGAAAATAAACCAATACCAGAACCTACACCAATAGCAGATGTTGACGTGACTAATGGAACGTTTGCAGAAGATGGAAAAGGAATTGTATCTTTAGTTGATGTTGATCTTACAGAGTATAGAAGAGCGATCGATAATAAAATGGTTCGTAGAAATGTGACATTACCCAATTGGTTAAATCGAGAAGCAGAAGAAGCTCATATCAATGTATCTGGAGTATTAAGAGAAGCATTGATGAGCGTACTTGGAGTAACAAAAGCTAGATAATATAAAGAATCAAGCACCTTCGGGTGCTTTTTTCGTGCGTAAATTTAAGGACCACTAGCTCAGAAGGTCAGAGTAATCGGCTCATAACCGATCGGTCCGGGGTTCGAGTCTCTGGTGGTCCATTCACGAATTATAGGAAAGAAGGTGGTAGCGATTGAGTGAAGAAAAAAACTACATACTGGCAGAAGCTGACTATGTATCAGGAATGAAATACAAAGACATCGCTACCAAGTATGGGGTCTCAATGAACACTGTGAAATCGTGGAAGAAACGATACGCATGGTCGAGGAACAAAAAGACAGAATGCATCCAAAAGAGGTGCACACAAAATAAAAAGGGTGCACACAAAAAAGAAGCCGTTGCAGAGGATGTAAGTCAAGTTGTAATTAACGATGAACTTACCGATCAGCAGCAGCTTTTTTGTTTGTATCAATCTAGGATGTTTAATTACACGAAAGCTTACATGAAAGCTTATCCAGGATGTACTTATGCATCTGCTGCCGTATTAGGAAGCAGGCTTATGAAGAATCCAGTGATCAGAAAAGAGATTGAACAGCTAAAGCAGAATCATATGAACAGGGAACTGTTAAAGCAGGAAGATATCTTTCAAAAGTACATGGATATTGCGTTTGCAGATGTGACAGATTATGTATCGTTTGGGCGAGAAAATATTCAAGTCATGGGCGCTTTTGGTCCAGTAATGGTAGAAAACAAAGAAACTGGAGAGAAGGAAGTTCTCGAAAAAGAAGTCAATACTGTGAAATTCAAACAATCTGAAGAGGTTGATGGAACGTTGATCACGGAAGTGAAGCAAGGAAAAGACGGAGCGAGTATTAAGCTGGTTGATAAGATGAAAGCTTTACAATGGCTTGCAGATCATATGGATATTGCTACAGTTGAACAGAAAGCTAAGATTGAGCAGATCAGAGCTAAGACAGAACAAATCAGACACAGTGAAACTGATACAGGAGAAGATGCTGTTCACTCTTGGATGGAAGCAGTAAAAAAAGCGAGGGAATCAGATGGACAATAGCGTGTTACATGATTTCCTTGTAGAGAGTATTCCTTTATGGCAGCAGAACCCAGTTCAATTTTTTGAAGAAGTTCTTTCCTTTTATCCGGATGAATGGCAAAAAGAGGCAGCATTTGCTCTAAGAGATAATCCAAAAGTAACGATAAAATCCGGACAGGGTGTTGGAAAAACAGGATTTGAAGCTGCAACATTGTTATGGTTTTTAAGCTGTTTTGAGAATGCAAGAGTTGTTGCAACAGCCCCAACACTGCACCAGTTGAACGATGTTCTATGGGCAGAGGTTTCAAAGTGGCAAAGTAAATCTCCGTTATTGAAGGAGATACTACAGTGGACCAAAACAAAAATATCTATGATTGGCAGCAAAGAACGCTGGTATGCAGTAGCAAGAACAGCAACTACTCCAGAAAATATGCAAGGATTCCATGAGGATAATATGCTGTTCATTGTTGATGAAGCTTCTGGTGTTGCAGATCCGATCATGGAAGCAATCTTAGGTACTCTGACAGGAGCAAATAATAAACTGCTGCTTTGTGGAAACCCAACAAAAGCAAGCGGTACATTTTATGATAGTCATACATCTGATCGTAAATTATATTATTGCATTACTGTAAATTCCGCAGAGTCTAAAAGAACTAATAAAGACAACATTGATTCTCTGATCAGAAAATATGGAGAAGAAAGTAATGTTGTCAGAGTCAGGGTAAAAGGATTGTTTCCTAAACAGGATGATGATGTTTATATGCCTTTGGAAATGTTGGAATCATCAATCATCTTGGAAGAGATACCACCAGCTGATATTTGTACTTTAGGAGTCGATGTGGCTCGCTTTGGCGACGATGATACAGTGATCGCAAGGAATATGAATAACAAGATCACATTAGAAAAGATCAGACATGGGCAGGACCTAATGAAGACTGTAGGAGATGTTGTTGTAGAGTGTAGGAATATCAAAGAAAAGTTTAAATATAAAAAAACAATATATGTGATCATAGATGATACTGGTCTTGGTGGCGGAGTAACAGATCGTTTGAATGAATTAAAATCGGAGGGAAAGTTATCTGGTGTAGTGATTGTTCCGGTTAATTTTTCTGCTGCCGTTCCAGACAAGAAAGCAGCAGAAAAATATCATGATATCACATCTTATGCATGGTCCATATTAAGAGATATGTTAGAAGAAAAAGAAGCAGTATTACCAAATGATACAGAGCTTATCGCACAATTAAGTGCGAGAAAATATGATCTTAGTTCATCAGGGAAGATACGACTAGAATCAAAAAAAGCAATGAAAGAACGCATCGGAGAGTCTCCGGACCGGGCAGATGCTGTTGTTTTATCTTGCTACAGAAACAAAATTAAACCAATCAGTGTTCCAGGAAGTGATGTTGGAACAAAAGATAGTTACTGGAGGTGAAATAGCATTGTATGATGAAATAGGTCGCATCGGTCAAAATCGGTGGGGCGGTAGCTTTTACGAAGAATTTCTCCTAGAGCTGAGAGGACAACGAGGAGTAAAGGTATATACAGAAATGGAATCTAACGACGATGTGATTGGAGCAATCATATTTGCGTTAGATACATTGCTTAGACAGGCACAGTTTTCCGTAGAGCCACAGGGAGACGATCAAAAGGACATAGAGGCAGCAGAGTTTGTTGAGTCTTGCATGAATGATATGCAGACCACATGGACTGATACAGTCTCTGAAATCCTATCATTCCTTACATACGGCTGGTCGTATCATGAGATCGTATATAAGAGGAGATCAGGGCGGACAGGAAATCCTAAGACGAACAGCAAATATGATGATGGTTTAATCGGATGGAGAAAGCTTCCTATCCGATCACAGGATTCTCTGTATCAGTGGGAGTATGACAATGAAGATAATCTTATCGGCATGACCCAAATGCCACCGCCAAACTTTGGGCTTTATACGATTCCACTGGAAAAGGCAATCCATTTCAGAACCAGATCCAGAAAAGGAAATCCAGAAGGACGAAGCATCCTCAGAAATGCTTATCGTTCCTGGTACTTTAAAAAAGGGATTCAGGAATTTGAAGGGATTGGGATAGAAAGAGATCTCGCTGGTATACCGATGGTCACACCACCAGAAGGTGTTGACTTGTATAATCCAGATGATCCCGAAGGTTCAAGATTGTTAGCATGGGCAAATAGCCTGGTAAAGAATGTCCGACAAGACAAAAGTGCTGGAATCGTGTTACCACCGGGATTTAAGTTCGAGCTTGTTTCCACAGGTGGAAGCAGACAGATTGATACGAACGAGATCATAACTCGTTATGATAGCCGCATAGCAATGACAACGCTTGCGGATTTTATTCTGTTGGGGCATGAACACACTGGATCATTTGCATTGTCCGATGATAAGACAGAGTTATTTGCTGTAGCGATTGGATCATACCTTGACATTATCTGTGAAGCGTTTAATAACCAAGCGATCC